CCGGATTATAGCATGTAGGCAGAATCTGCCTGCGCGGGGAGGATAAGATAACCAGCTGCCGTAAGCGCATTCAATGTCAACAAACCAAGTGAGGGAGGATAGTCAATCAAGATGTAATCAAATTTCTCAGCCTCGGGAAGTTTAGCTATCAAGCCCCTCAATATCATCTCACGCCCAGGCTCATTGATAAGTTCTGACTCTGCCGCAGACAGATCCAAACAAGAAGGCACCAACGTGATGCCGCTCTCTGTCTTTATAAGAGGAAGGGCGTATTCACCCTTGAGAGCACCATACACAGTCTTTCAAAGCCCATTCCTGTATCAATGTTATGGTTCGGAAGCAATTCTAATTCTCCATTGGACTTGCGGTTGTATTGCATAAATACCAGATTCCATATCTCAATCACATCATCATTGTCGGTATTGACAAGTTTGTTGCCAGGCACATTTGCAATTTCCTCATCTGTTCTTAGGTCGATGTGTATTTCGCTGCATGGCCCGCATGGCCATCCCCACGCAGCCCTACAACGGCAAGTCGAAAACGATCGAGAGCGTCTTCGGCCGCTTCCAAGCCGACTATCTGCACCGCGACTGGTTCTTCACCGGTCAGAACGTGACGGCCCGGAAGGACGAGAGCCACGCCAACCGTGAGTTCATCCTTGCCAACCGGCGCGACCTGCCCTCACTCGAGGAGATCCGGCAGCTCTACGCCCGGCGTCGCCAAGAGTGGAACGAGGCGCCGCACCCGGCTACAGGTCAGCGCCGGATTGACATGTACACCCAGTCTGTCAACCCCGAATCGACGGCCGTCACGGCGCTCGACATGCTTCTGATCTTCGGCCAGCGGGACGAGGAGCACTCCTCAAAATACACCGCTTCGGGGCTGAAGAAGACGATCGACGGACAGCGCTACACGTGGGAGGTGCTGACCCCGGAAGGCCTGCCCGACGGAGAGTTCCTCCGGGGCAACGTCGGCCGCGACTTCTTCGTCGGCTACGACCCGGAAGACATGACGACGGTGGCGCTCTACACACGAGACTCGCAAGGGCAGCTGCGGTTCGTCACCTTCGCCCGGAAGTACATCGAGGTCAGCCGCGCCCGTCAGGAGCAGACGGCCGAGGATCGCAGCTTCATCAGCCGGATGAACTTGGCCAACAAGGTGGCGCGGGCGAACATGCAGGAGGCCACCGAAGAGCTTCTCGAGCGGCAGGGTATGCACCCCGGCATGTATGGCCTTCGGATGCCCCAGCTGCGCGGCGTGGAGCGTGCGGCGAAGGAGGCGGCTTACAGGCAGCGACAAGAGCAGCCTGAAAAGAAGAAGCCGGCGAGGGCGAAGGCAAAGCAGAAAGAACAACCCGAGGACATCGGTACCGTACTAAAGAAGGAAACCATGCTGGTGCCGGCCTTGGAGGACGATTACAACTACTTGAACGAACTATAAGATGATAACGAACGAAGAGAAAGAGATGATCCGGGTGCGACTCGGGGAGTATTGCGAGATGAAGGGCAGCCAAAAGCGGGCGGCCACCTCGTTAGTAGGGGTCAGCCCCGCCACGGTGACGCAGATCGTGACCGGCAAGTGGGAGCTGATCAATGAGAAGATGTGGCGCAGCATAGCGGCACAAATCGGAGTGAAACAAACCAGATGGAACATAGTGGAAACAAGGAACTACAAGGCGCTGTCGGACATCTTCGCTGACGCGCAGGAGAATGCCCTCGTACTGGCCGTATGCGGCGAGGCGGGGACAGGCAAATCGCTGACGGCTGCGCATTACGGGGCGGAAAACCCGAACGTCTACGTGCTGGCCTGCTCGGAATACTGGAACCGCAAGACCTTCCTCCGGGAGCTGCTTCGGGTGATGGGTAAGAACCCTGCGGGCGATACGGTGGGCGACATGGTGGACGACGTCGTCATGGCGCTCAAGCGGCGCGAGAACCCGCTGATCATCCTCGACGAGGCCGATAAGCTGAGCGACCAGGTGATGTTCTTCTTCATCACCTTCTACAACAAGTTAGAGGACTATTGCGGCATCGTGCTGATGGCCACGGACTACTTGGAGAAGAAGGTGCGCCGCGGTCTGCGCCTGAACAAGAAGGGCTACAAGGAGATCTACTCCCGCATCGGTCGGCGCTTCATGGCCATACCGGGGCTGAACGAGACGGACATCTCGGACGTCTGCCGGGCCAATGGCGTAGAAGGGTTGCGCGAGATTGAGACCGTGAAGAAGGACTGCGAAGGCGACCTGAGGCGCGTCAAGCGCAAGTGCCATGCCTTTAACCGCATGCGCCGGCAGGCCGAAGAACGGAAGGAGGAGACGGCCGAATGAAGCTGAAGCGGTCATACGGCGCGCGTGAGCTGGCACGCATGGCAGATCCGGAAGGAGTGAGCCTCGGTGCGGAACTGGATGAAGCCATCGGAAAGGCAGAGATCGCTGGCGGAGCGTGGTTCATCTACGGCCCCTCGAAGAACGGCAAGACCTCGATGGCTATGATTCTGGCCAAGGCGCTGGCTAAGCATCGCAAAGTGGCTTACGACAGCGTGGAGGAGGGTATCAACAAGTCGCTCCGCATGGCCGTAGAGCGGCACGGACTGGTAGAGGCAGGTCACAACTTCGTCCTACTCAATCGGGAGTTCTTTGAGGATCTGGTGTACCGCCTCAAGCATAGCCGCACGGTGCGGGTGGTCTTCATCGACTCGGTGCAGTTCATGGATCTGAAGTACTCGGAATACCGTCGGCTCAGACTCGATTTCCCCCGCACGCTTTTCGTCTTTATCAGCCACGTAAAGAACAACCGGGGCACCAGTCCGGACGGCAGTGTAGCCACGAAAATCATGCGAGACTCGGACGTGATCTTCTCCGTGCGAGGTTTTAAGGCCTTCGTCACAAGCCGCTTCGGAGGCAATGGAGAGTTCGTGATCTCGGAAGAGATGGCCGCGAAGTTTTATGTGAAATGAAAAACGAAAAGTGAAAAATGAAAAGTCCTGCCGGCAGGAGAAGGGCACCCCTACATGTATCCGGCATTTTTAGATGTTAGATTTTAGTTTTTAGTTGAAATTATGGAAACAACATTCATGGAAAGAGAGAAGAAGCGCTTGGTAAAGCGCTTTCACACCCTGCTGGGTAAGGCTGGCATCGACGATGACGGCAAGCGCACGATCCTCTCGGCCTACGGCGTGGAGAGCTCTTTAGACTTGGACTGCCGCGGCCTGATGGAGGTCTGCGATCGACTGACCACACTCAGCACGCCGGGTCTGGCCGAGGCTGACCGGTGGCGCAAGCGGGTGATAGCCGCCATCTTCAGCTATCGCCGTGAGATGAAGCACGAAGCCACGATGGACGAGGTGAAGGCCATTGCCTGTCGGGCATCCGGCTACAAAACCTTCAACCGTATCCCGGTGGATCGGCTGCGCAGCCTTTACAACGCGTTCAAACAGCGTACAGAAGACCTTCAAACGGTCGACCGCATAACGGTGGACGAGCTCGGAAAACAGCCCGGAGCGATGATGTACTTCGTGTACACCCCCGGGGAGGTAAATAGCAGAGGGTAGTTATGCGGCCTTTGGCCGCGGTAGTCAGAGGGTAGTAGGATAGAATCTACTTTTGACTACCGGCCGAAGGCCTAACACAGGAACATATAAATACATAAAACACGATATGGAAACAGTAGAAATGACGGCCGAGGAGCGCCAAGAGTTTGCGGCCTTCAAAGAGGCTAAACAGAAGAAAGAGGCGGAGGCCAAACGCAAGGCCGACCGCGAGGCTTACACCGCATTGGTAGACGAGACGATCGAGACCGTCATGCCACGACTTATGAATATCAGCGACGAGATAGCCCGGCGTAAGACGGAGGCCGCAGAGGCCTTCCGTGGGGCGTTAGAGATGAAGGCAGAGCTTTTTGGGGTGAAGGACGACCAGCGGTCGCACACCTTCACCAACTCCGAGGGTACGAAGCGCATCGTCGTCGGACACTACCTCTTAGATAACTACCGCGACACGGTGGACGAGGGCATTGCAATGGTCAAGGGCTACATCGAGTCACTGGCCAAAGACGACGAAAGCCGCACCTTGGTCAAGACCATTCTCCGCCTGCTCTCGCGCGATAGCACAGGCACGCTCAAGGCGCAGCGTGTGTTGCAACTCAGGCGGCTGGCCGAAGAGACGAAGGACGAACGCTTCATCGAGGGCGTGCGCATCATCGAGGAGAGCTATCAGCCCAGTCCCTCGAAGGACTATATCCGCGCTGCCGTCCGCAGCAAGTCAGGCGTATGGGAGTCGGTACCGCTTAGCATGACGGAGGTATAAACGATAGGCATGGGTCGATTCAATCCGCGAGGGCGGAGCTACGAAAAGCGCGTAACAGCGGTCAACCGGATCTATGACGAGTACGTGAAGAGCGGGCTTTCGAACCGGGAGATCTGGCGGCGCTACATCCATCCGCAGCTGGGGATCTGCGAGCGGGCGTTCTACAAGATGCTGAAGGCGTCAGGGAAGATCGGCCGCAACGCAGACGGCGAATCAACCCTTCACAAGTAAACGACAAACAAGACGATGAGAAAAGAACTGTATCAAGCTATCCGGGATGCCTTAGGGCGCATCGACCGGCCGCAGCCCATCGCCCACATCGATCTGTGGAACCAGCATATGAGCTTCTTGGAGCAAGAGATGCCCTTTCGGCTTCCGGCAGTGTTCATCGAGTTCAGTCCGACGGACTGGACGCATGTGGACAACGGTTCCTATAAAACGAATCAGGAGGTGCGGCTGCACATCATTACCGAATGGCCGGGGCCGGATGCTTCCGAGGAGGGACTGGGCGAGGTGTTCGACCTGATTGACGAGGTGCTATGGGCGCTGCACAACGTCTGTGGACGGTCGTTCCGGGCGCTCCAGCGGGTAGGCTCGGAGACAAACCACGATCACGAGGAACTGATCGACATGGTGGAGACGTACCGCTGCGTGGCGTACGACGATTTCGTGAGGATGCGGAACAAGGAGTTGAGCGAAAAGGGGGAGCCACGGCCATGATCATCGCAGTAGACTTTGACGGGACGATCCACGATGGCCAGTGGCCGGGGATCGGCCGCCCCCTGCCGGATGCGCGAGAGGAGATCAACGCCCTGCGCGCCGAGGGGCACTACATCATCATCTGGACATGCCGCGAAGGGCGGCGCCAAACGGAGATGGTGAACTGGCTCTTGGAGCAAGACATCCACTTCGACCGGGTGAATGATCACCGGCCGGATCAGGTGACGGCCTACGGCAGCGACGCGCGCAAAGTGTATGCGCATTGCTATGTGGACGACAAGAACGTAGGCGGCATGCTGCCTTGGAAGGACATTGCCCTCTGGATCCGCCGGCAAGAGGCGGCTTACAAGGCTGCCACGGAAGGCGTCGGAAAGGAGGGCACAGCATGATGACGTTGGGCACATTGTCGCAAAGCAGACAAACAAGCATACGTGATCTTATTTGAATTCATTGGTTTTTCAGAAATGACAGAAGGAGCCGCTGGGGTTCGTGAGAATAGGCGGCTTTGCAATTGTAAACAACGATGGGGCGATGCCCCTGCATTATATACATGAGTTTTTTCGTTTCAGCTTTTGACTATTTCAGTAGTGAGGCGCGGGCTCACTCGCTGCCGGGCGGGGCACACGCT